GCTGCGTTGGCGGCGATTTGGTGGTCACTGGATGACGAAACTCTGTTGCCGGAGCGTGACAGTGTTCCTTGGTCTGCGTTGCTTGAATTGTATAGGTTAATCTGTGCGGTGCATTGTCCAGTGTCTGATGATGTGCTGGCTAGCACATAGGCGTTGATAATAACTAAACCTTTTCCGACGACCTCGAAGATCCTGCTCACACTGCCGCCGTTTGACCATGAGCCGCTCCAGTTGTAGTTGTGCATAGTGAGAAAGTCTTCTATGCCTGAGATTTCCGCCGCGAGATCTTCGCTCGGTGTCATGGACCAGTATGTCGTCGGGTCGTCCGGATCATGCAGATGCAGTTCGCCATAAATGTCCGTGTATGTCGGGCCCCACGACTGAATCGGCACGCCCTGAAGCAGTCTGAGCTCTGCCGTGTCTGCCGTGCTGAAAAGATCCGCAACTGTGAACACGATGTCATACTGCTTGTTATACAAAAAGCCGCTGATCGTGTTTGTGTATGTGTAATCAGCGGCGCCCTGGCTTGGCGTGTATGTGAATGTTGTTGATCCGGTCGTCCAGGCCTGCGCTCCGACTTCTCTGTATTTGTACGTCACAGTAATCGTGTTCGTCTGCTGGCCGAAGTCTCCACCGAAGCAGTCGCCCTGAAGTGTGAAGTCGATCGTGCTGCCGGTGTTCGTCGTTCTCTTGATCGTTCCGGTAGCTGTCAGCGGTCTGTAATTGATCAGCGTCCAGGTCTTTGACTCTGTTGCTTTTGTTCCGCGTTGGTCCTCGACCGTAACTGTCAGACCGGAAACGTTCAGCGCTGAATATGTGAAGGTGACTATTGCGCTTGTCTGGCCGGTCACTCCAGTCGTGTATTCCTGGGCCACTCCACCGCAGGAGACGGTGATTTTTTTAAGACGAGTGTATGACCCCGCAACGCTGACGGCGATCGTTGCCTGCAGATCTGACGCTCCGTTTATAAATGATCCGGGGCTTTCGACTGCTGCTGTCGCCGGGTTCGTGTCTGTCAGCGTGATGCTGTCAATAACCGGATGCTCTTGTGTTGCGTCAATCCTGGCCTCGAAGTTGACTGTCTTCGTGCCGATCGTTGTCGCTCCGTTTTTGGTGACGCAGGTGATCGTGCCGGTCTTTGTCAGCTGATCTGCTGCAAAGTCGGCCAGAACTGAGTCCGGAATGTCAAAAGTCGTTGATGTTCCGAGGCCTGTCTTCGTTTCAGTGTAGCTGCCGATCGTGCAGGTCACATCGTGCGTAAAACTTGATGCTGCTCTGTTTAGCGCGACCGTGAGCGTGTTCGTCGCTCCGGATAAAATAAGCGGCTGTGGTGAAACTGCCGGAACGGTCGCCCTGGGTATCGTTGGCAGCGTAATTGAAATATCTGTGTCGAAGTCTGCGCCGGAAAGGACCCGGTCGCCGGTCGCTGTTGCTGTCAGGCTCAGGGTGCCGTCGTCGTTGTGGCGTACGTTTGACCAGTACATGTCCGACGTATCACCGCCGACGTCTGTCCAGGTCGTCGATGAAACGCTGCCGAAGGTCCAGCTTTGGGAGGCGCTGTGTCCGTCTCCCTTCGCTCCTATTCCGCTGATATAGAAATCAAGCGAGTTGTAGTTGAACGCAGACCCGCCTGTGACTCTCTTCTGAATCTTAAAATATACCGTTGATGAGTTGCTCTGGATGTTCTGCACCGAACGAGCGAGGCATCTCCATCTGGCCTGATAGTCTCCATAGCCAGTCGAATCGCCCCACCATTCAATCTCAACCCACTCAGATCCGACTGTTGTCATGGTGTGTATTCCTCCCAGAACAGCGCAATGTTCGGATCGCCGTCATGCAGCTCGTTCTTGAATCCCTGAAAGCGTGCTGATGCCTGCTGTTCGTCGTCTATCACTTTGAGGTAATGTTTGGCGTGCAGGTTTGCCGCTTCGACTGTGTCGCCTTCTGCGATCAGTGTCGCAATCCCGGCCTGGTTCATGACCCGCATTCCAGCGTCGCTGAACAGTGCCTGATAGGTTGAAATGATCAGCCCGGTCATCGGATCTTTTCGGCCGATGTGAAGGCCGTCGTTGGCGAACTTGAAGTTCTCGTTCGAGTTATTGATCAGGTTCGCTGCGTTTACTTCCAACGCGTTCGTCAGGATCGATGACGCAGTGATCAGTGAGCCGTCCAGGTGCCCGGTGTTAATGAAATCAGCATTCAGATGACCGTCGATCGTCCAGGCGTTCGCATATGGTCCGGAGTATCCATTTGTGCTGAATCCAATGCCGTTTTTATTTAAGCGGATCACGTTGATCGCTGTCTCGATGCTGTCATGGTCCATGATCAGAAGTTCTTCCGGTGTCACGCCGTCGGGCTGGAACCTATAAACAATATAGCCGCCGGATCCGCCGGCCAGTGTCCGGGTCGCGTCAATGATCGCCTGGTTCATGTTCGACACGGCGGTCGTGATCTCGCTGGTGAACTCTGCGCTGATTGGATCTGTGATCGTATCCTTCAGACTGGCCTTTTTGGCTCCCAGGACGATCTCTGTGTATCTGCCAGCGATGCCGTCGTAGTGCGTCTCAATGACACGCATGGCGACATCGAAGTCTTTATATTTGACATGTACCGTGTCGCCCAGGCTGACGCGCTCCAGCGGCGCTATGTCCTCATACTCCAGCGTCTGCCAGAGTGCGACAAAATTGACCGTCAGCGTGTCTTTGAACGGCAGACCCAGGTTGTTCGCGGTGATGTAGTTCGCCGCGATGGCGTCCAGCTGTTCGACGGTCGGTGTCTCGTCGTTGTCGAACTTGTCAGAAGCATCCAGAATGTAGATCTTTTTTGTCGGGTAATCTGCCGCGTCTTCGATTTCCTGGACCGTTCCCGTCAGTTCCATGTCGTCGTCTTTGTAGTATGCGACACAGCCGGTGTAAAAAGATTCATTTGTGCGTTCATTGTTCAGGTTCTGCAGGTTCTTCCCGTACCTGATCGCCACACCGTTGTCTGAGCCTCTTCTGGCGTGGACCTTGACAGTCAGATTGTCCCACTCAAACTCGCCGCCGAACGTGTCCAGAACGCTCCCACGGACGCCTCCCATCAGAGCCCGGACGCTTGCCGGTTCTTCGACTCTGAACATGCTCGCCGTGTTGATGATGTCCGTCCAGAAGGTGAACGGGTTCGTGATCATGCTGTTGCTGACCAGTCCAGTCAGAGCCGGGACGATGCCCGTCGCAGAGAACGGCCTGACCGGGATGCCGATCAGGTCGTAACTGCGATGCTGTGCTTTGACGACGATCTGGTGACTGAGCGCGTCAAGCTGAATGCTGTAAATGCGGAACGGCTGAGGGCTGCTGGTCTCGTTCGGCTTAGCCAAAATAAAACGCCGCTCTTTGATCTCTGCGGCGTGCTGGCCATCTTCCGGATAGATGAGGCTCAGTTCATAGAGCCCATTCAGGACCTCATCAGCGTCGTAGCTTATGCAGTCCGTCAATTTGCCGATTCCCTGGGAGGAAAAGGCTGTTTCTGATTCTGAAAAAAGGACAGGTATCATAGCGGCCCTCCTTGTGTGTTATTTATTCTTCTGTCGGTTCTTCTACTGGCTCTGGTTCTGGTGCTTCATGCGTGAAAAAGTCATGTCTGATTTCGAACCCTTCCTTGGTCAGCAGTGACACGCTGTCTGTAAGGTGTGTTGAATCGACTGCTTTTCCTGCTTCTCTGAAGTAGTCCTTGATGGCATCGGCTTCATTATCGAAGTTGTGGATTACGTTTCCGAAAGTACCGTCAAGTCTGTTGGTGAATCTAACTACTACAAATTCTGTCATGTCTTTCTCCTTGCGTTAACTTAACGCTTTTATCAGCGCAGATAATGTGGTCTGCGTTACGTTGCTGTTAGGTGTGATTGCTGAACCGCTCGCAATATTGGCTGTGACTTTATACAGTGTGTCATTTACGATTACAAGGTCATTTGTGGTGTAGTTCCTTGTTGCTACAAAATCCGCTTCTGTCGGTGCGATGATGTTGTTATCCACTGCCGTCATCTTATCGACATACAGTTTTGTGTCTGCATGGTATATTACATCTACTGTGCCGCTGCTTGAAATGTTGTTGTAGCCGAGTAAGGTTTTTACTTCCTGTGGGGTTAACTGCACTGTGGTTGGTGTAGCGAGTGGATAGACAACTGTTGTTTGGTTGTTTGCAAACCATGCGTTTGCCGAAGCCAAGTCCGTTGCCGCCGTTGTCGGCAAAACAAAGTATGTATAACTACCAGAAACATAGAAACTAAACGGTACGCTCGTATTTCCATTAAACCCAATAATGCCTGTGTAGTTAAACACCATGTTGTTTGTGATTGCGTTCTTCTCGTTTGTGCTCGAAGCATATGCCTCTGTTGGATTAGTAGAACGCACACGGATAAAACCAGTTTTTGTAACCAACGAATCGACTGACGAAACGGTATAGATTTCATGCGTCATCGTCAGCACCCCTGTTGCCAAATCAACTGTGCCACCATAGACGGACTGTCCTAATGTGTAGGGGTAGGATGTGCCGATATAGGGTTCGTAGTTGCTGTCTGTGTCATCTGCCCTGCGAATCATCGGCTTAAAAACAAGATTGTTGGCTGTTCCATTTGCCGCAAATCTGATAAATGAAGATACGATATATTCGCCTTCTGCAATGCTGAATGTGGAATCGGCAGTGCCATTATTGCCAACGTATCTAATTTGATTGTTTGCGTCTTTGATAGTTATATACAACGTGTTCCCTGTGCCGTTTGTTCCGTATGCGCCGCCGTTAAGCACATAGTTTCCGACGGGCAAGTCAAGACGATATGTGCCTGTTCCGCTGATTCTATAGTCCGAAACGCTACTACTATTGTTTGTGCCATTCACAGTAAATGTGCCATCCAAATTTGCTGTATATGTCACGCCATATTGAGTGCCTGTGGTAGTTATTAACTCGCCAAGCAAGTTCCTCCCCACTACATCCACCGTCACTGTGCTTTGCCCACTGATAGGTCTGATATTGCTCGGCGATGGGTCACCACTGCCCAACTGAATCGGTTCAAGTGCAACTTTCAGACTGGATACAGGCACATCGTCAGCACCGTCTTCGAAAGATGCAGGGTTTCCGCTTGCTTCTTCAGAAACGAGAAGTTTATCCCACAAAGACTGATTGATTTTCGGTGCGGTGATTGCTCCGTCTTCAACCGTAGTAGTGGCTTCCGGATGTGCATCGAGCCATGCGTCTACATGTTCGCCAATGACCTCGGATGGATCGGAATCACCGATTACTTCGACAATGACTTCTGCGGAGTCGATTGCTTCTTGAATGAGTGACAGGTCGGAGTCTGAGAGGTCTGCGTTGTCTCCTGGACGCTGTTCCACGTTGACAAGGAAGTTCGCCGTTCCATGTGTCTCTCCATTGATCAGCAGCTCGAAGATGGCAATGCCGGCTGCAGCTGTCATCTGCTGCGTCTCATTGATCACGACACGACCGTCAGCGTCCACCGTTCCGGTGTTGATGATGCCTCTGTTGTCCGCTTTGATGCCGACGATCGCCCCGGTGCTGGGCGTGTACTTGGTGCCGTCCTCTTTGTAGAGAGTGAAGACCCACTGCTCGCCCTGGTCGTACTGGTTGGCGTTGATGTACGGCGCGGACCCGTTGCCGGCGTTGAGATACAGATTAAAATTGCGCACAATGCTCATAAATATGTTTCTCCTTTTCTGAAGTGGTTACACTTCCCACCAGTGCGGTGTGATCTCCACTTTTGTGATGTCTGTGTATTCGATGCCGTTCAGCCCTGGCGTCAGTTCGACGAAATCAACACCGCCGGCGATCGTGATGTACTGGTTTGCGTTGTTGCTGGCATATGTCGCATCCATCAGCTCACAGTCCAGATCGATGTACGGATACGGATTAGCGGCGATCGTGATGTGCTGCGTGTTGATGACCAGCTCGCCGGCTCCGTAGATCCTGAGCAACGGCCGGGCGTTGTAGAGCGTCGGGTTAAGGATCTCGTCCGTCGCCGCCATCTCGACCGCATCCTCGCCGGTCTTCAGCCAGCGCTGGGGATGCACACGAAAAGGCAGCGTGAAGCTGCCCTTTTTCAAAAACTGCGTCGGCTCCGGCTGGACCGTCCCCAGAAATAACGCTTTCCGGAAATGGTTCGGCTCGTGTGATGTTTCCAGTCTCTGATAACCTTTCTGGCTGTTCAGAAACGCCATCAGCTTCCGATAGTTGGGAATAAAGTCCTTAAGAATGAAAGCCGGGAAATCAATCTCCAGATCGTTAAAACGATTGTTATCGATGACCAGGCTGCCATTCTTTCCCATGATTTCAACATACTCATAGGACCGTTCCGGATTTCCGAACGACGTGGAGAAGTCGACCACGGTCATCATGTCTGTCCGCAGATTCTTCCCCGCATAAATCATGTACGGGATCATTTAAAGACCTCGCTTTCTCGGTTCATTAAGTTAACCAGATTGTTCGCCAGCTGCCGAGTGAAGGCATCCGGGTTTCTGACGTCGCCGTTTACGCTCACATTCAGCGTGATCGGTGCGTTGATCGTCTTACCGGCCGATGCGCTTGTGGCGCTCCGGATCATGTCGTACAGTGACGAGGCTCCGACAACGACCTCCGGACCGGACTCACCGCCGGCTAGAAGCTGATTCCCTTTCATGCCGAAGATCGTCGGGCTGTTCAGGATCATGCCGTTGTTCATCGCCTTGTCGTACCAGCTGATCCCGAAAGATGGGACTCTCGGCGGCATCAGAGAGAACTCTCCGGTGACGCTGATGTGTGGCAGCTTCAGATGTGGAAGACTCCACGAGAAGTTAAAGAACGACTTGATCCGTTCGATCGCATTGCTGACGGCGTCTCTGGCGGCGTTGATCTTATCGGCAATCGATGACCTGATCGACTCGAATGTGCTGGTCACGTTGCTCCAGAGCTCGCTGGCCTTCTGTTTGATTGTGTCCCAGTTTTTATAGAGCGAGACACCGATCGCAATGACCGCCGCAATGGCAGCCACTACCAGACCGATCGGTCCGGTCAGAACAGTGAAGGCCGTCCCAAGGAAGCCCGCCATCGTTGCGATCCCGGACAGCAGGCCGGCGACCGGGCTGATGGCAGCCACAAGGCCGACGACAGTCAGGATCAGCGTCTGTGTGTCTCCGTCCAGCTGAGCGAACCAGCTGATGACCTGGCTGACCCAGTCGATCAGTTCTTCCAGTTTTGGCATTAGTGACTCAGCCAGAGCTGCGCCGGCAGAGAAGAAAGCCTGCTCTGCTTTTGCCTTGACTTCGTCCATGGCGTCGTTGAACTGGCCGGCAGCGCTCACAGCGTCACCACCCAGGATCAGGCCGGCATCTTCTGCTTCCTGGCCGAGATTACGCAGCGCTTCGCCGCCATCGTCCACAATACCCGACAGTTCCATGGCGCTCTTCCCGAACAGTTCCATGGCAAGCTGATCTCTCAGCGTGCCGTTTTCGACCTGTGACAGAGCCGCCAGTGAGTCGTACCACACATCTGTGGCGTCACGCATGGTGCCGTCGGCGTTCGTGATGGACACGCCCAGCGTCTCGAATGCACTGTTTCCGCTGGCCATCTGCTTCGTCATCTTGGTCAGCGATCCGGTCATGGCTTCCATCGACACGTCGATGCGGTCTGATGCGTATTGCATCTTCTGGAGTTCTTCGACGCTGAAACCGGTGTTTCTGCTCAGTGTCAGAAGATCGTCCGCTGTTGTCCCGGCGTTGTAGGCCATGCCGAGCATGGCAGCACCGGCACCGGCGGCGAATGTCGACATTCCTCGTGTCGCTTCAGACACCTTTTTTGCGTTCTGTGAGAATGCCTGCAGCGATGGGTTTGATTTGTTGTATTCGTCAGTCAGCTGTTTCAGGCTCTGTGTGGTCTCTTCCAGTTCTCGCTGGAGAGCGTCCTGCTGTGCACGGTTCTCTGATGTGTCCCCGGCGTTCTTCGCTTCCTCCAGAGCCTTCCGCAGTTCTTCCTGGCGTTTCTTTGTATCGCTTACTGCCTGGCCGAGAAGGTCGTGCTTCTGCTTCAGCAGCTCGACGTTGCTCGGATCCATTTTGAGCAGTTTATTTACGTCTTTGAGATTTGTCTGTGTTGTCTTTAATGATTTATCAACACTTTTCAGTGAGTCCGACAGCTTCGTAGTATTGCCATCGATCTCGATCGTGATTCCTTTGATTCTGTTGGCCATATCTGCCCTCCTGTCAGAAGTTGTCTATGTCTTCCTGTGTGGCAATGACCGGCCACTCCAGATCGTCATTGCTGCGCTCTGCAAAGATGTCCAGCACCATGCCGACATCCAGCAGATCCAGATCATGCAGGCTGATTCCGGCCTGCACACAGCGCAACAAAAAGAGAGCCGTTGTCAGCTCCCTTTTCGTTTGCCTGCTTTTTTTTTGCTTTCGTTGATGCTCAGGTTGTTGATGCCCCACAACTGGATGATTTCGGGAAGGATCTGCCAGATCGAGAACATGTCAAACTCTTCGAGCCATTCGTCAGCAGTGTCCGGAACAGCATCCGGATCTGCCTGCTTTGCCATCGTGAAAGCGATGTTTTCGAACATCACCAGAGCATCACCTGGGAGCGGCTCTTTGTTGGCTCTTGCTTTCTGCCATGCGTCGTTAAGGTTCTGAATGTCAACGAACAGATCCGCCTGGAACTGCTGCCGATACATTCGCGGTGTGTTTGCAGTAGCTTTGAACTTAACAAGTTTATCGTCGATCTTGATAGTCTTCTCCATGTTTTCCTCCAGTTGGTAAATCAATTAAGCGATTTCGTGTACTTCGGTGAACCAGTTGGCATAGCAACTGTCACCTTCTTTGCACTTCGCCTTAACGACCTGGTTGCTGAGCAGCGGCATGGCCGTGATGTTCAGTGTGTCAGTCTGCGGCGTAGTGCTGGCCTCTGTTGTGTGACCATGTACTGCCGGGCGCTGAGCCTTGCATCTGTACATGATATGGCGGGCCTTGTGAGCGTCGCCCTTGATTTCGAACAGCAGAGCGAACTCTTTGGTTTCGACGTCTGCTTTTTCGTAGATTGCGCCGGCGGTGTCTGTCAGTTCGCCAAGCACATCAGAACGGAATGCATCCGGGATGTTGGCGACTTCCAGCGTGCCCTGATAGCCGTTATTTGAAGAGCTGACCCAGTAGAAGCCGTTATTATCGGCCGCGAACGGTGTCAGCTCACCCTGCTGATCCAGATTCAGATCGACAGCGCCCAGGATGCGGGCCGGCGTGCCGAATGTAACATTGCCGGAGCCATCGTCTGTGATTACAGAATAATAAACGTTTTCAAGACCAAAATTGACCTTGTTGTTAGCTGTTGGCATTTATTGCCACCTCCATTTCATAAAGAACTTCATACATGTGTTCGGAGGTCAGGTATGACTCCGATTTATTCCAAAACAGACCGGCGGCTTCGAGTGCTGCCTCGATCTCCGCTTCCGTCTCGAAATCTTTTTCTTTTGTGTATAACTCGATGTTCAAGTTTTGTATGACTTTGTAAACTGAATTATCCGCCCCGAAGTTTTCGGTGCCTGGATAATAAAAAAGCACATAGGGCAGCGGCGGCACCATCTTCTCCGGCCAGGAATAATAAGCCGACGGCAGACCGATGTCCGTAACCATCTCATTGACTTCTTCAAACGTCATTGCCTTCATTTGCTCAGATTCCTTTCCAGTTCCGTCATTACGTCATCCTGTGTCCGGTCATTGATCGGACCGATGTGTTCGTATGCTTTGGTGCGTCCCCCGTTCTGCTTGGCGTGGCCATGTTCCAGAAGGTGCGTCAGACCCGGTGCTGCTGCATTGTATGCGACAGCCTCGACCCCGATGCGCGACTTCTGGATCTGCGTCCGCCAGCCTTTGCGATATTTGCCGGAGCCACCGAAGCTGCCGGCAGACTTTAAGTCTTTAGCAGCTGCCTTGATCTCTTTTGTGATCGTGGTCTCGACAATCTCCTTTGCTTCGTCTCCGTATTCCTTCAGCAGATCATTGACAGCTGCGGCCAGGTTGTCAGCCTTGACTGTCTGCGGCATATTGCTCTGCCTCGCCTTTCTTGCGCTGGACATACAGTTCCATGACGTCATCACGTTCCATGTACGTCCGATAGACTGCGTAATAATTGCCGCGATACTGGACGACCTCTTCGCCGTGATACTCCGGCGCGAACACGCGCATCCGGAGTTCAGGGTTGAGGCCGTTCCGTCCGCCTTCGAACCATTCCGTCGCCGTCACGCTGGTCACGTTTGCGAAGACTTTCCGCTTCGTGATCGTCGGGATCAGCACGCCATACTGGTTCTTTGTGTAGGTCTCAGAGACGAGATAGATCACACTAGATCTGTCCATCGTCCAGATCTCCCCAGACTGTGTAGCCTGTGGCCATGCTCATCTGTGCCTTCTGTTCGTCATAACTTCTTTTCAGTCGGTCATACTCGTCGGGCTCTCCGAAGTGGAGCTTGCAATATGTGATGACGGCCCGAAGCGTCAGCACATTTGTCAGGACAACGTTTTCGCCGTCTGCGCCGGCAATGCCGAGATCAATCAGCGCCGCCTCGATCAGATCGGTGATTTCATTGTCAAAGTCGTTGTCAGTGATCCTGAGGGCTGTTTTTACCTTCATCAGAACCATGACGTCAACTGTCTGATTATTGCTCATTTTCTGCCCCTCCTCTTCTTACGAAAAAAAGCGGCGTTTATTTTGCCGCTTTCTTTGTTGTCTTCTTTGGTGTCTCTTTGACCGGCTCAGGCTCCGCTTCCTTTACCGGTTCAGCGACTCCCAGAGCACAGAGCCGGGCGGCTTCTGCATCTGATACAGTTACCAGTCCCGGCTGTGCGTAGATATGAGTCGCGGTTTTCAGTTTGATCTGAGCCATTGGTCAGATCTTAGGCCTTCAGGACCTTGCAGAAGCGCAGCGGAGCGACAACGCCGATGCCGGCATACATACGGCCAACGATCTTGACCATGTCGTCTTCTGCTTCTGTGAGGTCGTCGAACTTGAACTTGATATCGTCGCCGTTCGGGAAGTTTGTACGGATGCCGTCAGCGATGTCACCGACGATCATGTAAGCCTCACCGGCAGATGCAGCAGAGTAAGCCTTCAGAGCGTCAGTGTAAACGACTGCAAGACCGTCGAACGGATCGCCGACGTTAACACCAGAGGTGAGCTGCAGAGCCTTCAGGGCTGCGCGTGTCTTTCTGTGCATGATTGCGACAACTTCGTTGACTTCAGAAGTCAGTTCAGCTTCTGCTTCTACGATTGTGTCAGCAGCCAGCGCTTTCGTAATGGAAGCGACAGCCGGATGTGTAGCGTCAGATGCTGCCGGCATAGCCAGGATGGCAGCGATCGCAACAGCCGCAGCCTTTTTGACGATCCTGTAGGCCAGTTCGTCATAAACGTAATCGATGAACGCCTGACCCTTGAGATCCATGGCTTCGTCGGAGATACGGATCCATTTTTTGATGGACTGCGGAACCAACTGGACATAGCCGATCGCCAGGTTCTCTTCATTCGGTCCTTCTGTGCCTTCCAGATGGATCTGAGCTTCATCGCCGGAGATTTCGAAACCGATCTTAAGATTGCCCGGGAGGAAGGAGCGAGAGACTCTTCTCATGAACTCGTCATTTTCCCATGCTGTGCGGATGCGGTCTTCGACGTGCTGCGGAACAGCCAGCTGACCGTTCTGTTCTTCCGGTGCGTTTTCTGTCAGCAGCGCACGGCACTCTGTAGCGTCACCGCTGACGATGTAACGAGCATACGCTTCCATATACTCGACGCTGTTGCGATATTCGGCATTGCGGACCGGATTTGTGGTCATTGTGTCAATGACTTCTGCTGTGCTCATGTTGGCGATGGAGTTGCGGAGCTCACGAGCTGCTGCAGCTCTCTGTTCAATCTGAGCGAGCTTATCGTTGAGGCTACGGACTTCTGTCTGGAGCTCTTCAACGTTTACGTTTGTCAGATCTCCGTCGAGGATGGATCTGATTTCGGCCAATCTGGCCAGGATTTCTTCTCTATTCATTTTTCCCTTTCTAAGCTGAGATCGATGCTCAGCTTCAGTGCTTTCGCACGGTTTTCTTTTGCCAGCCTCTGAAGTCTCTCCGCTTCGAGTGCCTGGATCACTCCGTCCGCAGCACTACGGGCTGAAATATCAGTGCCATCGTTTGCAGGTATTCCAACAGCCGAGACGTCATACAGCTTGCCGACCTTCTCGATGGTTCTGATCACTCTGAGAGTTCTGTTCTCGTCATCGCGGACCTGTGTCCTGCTGTCCTTGGCAACCGTGAACTGCATGGACATCCGGTCGACGTATCCGTTCTGGATGTCTGAGAACAGACCCGGACCGAGATCCGATCCGGATAGATTTGCGCGAATAAAAAGCCCGGTGTTGTCGGGCTGAATTGTCAGTGTGTTGTTTCTGTTTCTGGCCATGACTCGGCCTTCGTGATCGTAAAGGAAGATCACGTCCGACATGTCTGTCTCTGCGAATGCATTCCGGTCGACTTTCTCGGCAACTGTCACACGGTAGCCGTCCCAGTCATCATAGGTATAGAGATCATACTCTTCGTCGAACGTTGTGGCGTGGCCTTCGACGATCATGTCGCCGCCATTGGCTTCTCTGTCCAGCGCTCTGAACTCTGGATGCAGGTCATTTCTGCGGAACTGACGGCCGGCTTCGATCTTCTTCAGAATCTTTTCAAATTTTTCACTCATTGGCATTGCTTTCTCCTCCTGTCTGATCGAGGCCGTCACGTGTGAATGACCCGTCCTCATTGATCAAGTAATACTCACCGCGTATCGTGTACGCCTGCCCCTGTCCATCCGGAAGCGGCGGCAGGTTCCAGATCTCTCTCACTTCGTCACGGTTCATGACGCCGCGGTCAGACATCTGGCTGGACACATTCAGCTTCTCCTGTGTGGTCATGTACTGCAGCCGGTTCGACGTTGCCATGAACAGCGTCCCCTGCTGAATCTCTTTGTCTGTGAATGCTGCCAGCGTCATGCCTTCGCTGAACTGAATTGCGAACGGTTCGATCACTGACTCATAAAAAGCCGCCCAGGCGTCGCCGTAGGCTTTGCTCTGCAGCACTTCATCATTGACGCCGAAATAGTTGTAGACGTTCGTCCTGATCTCCTGCAGTTCAGCTTCTGGGACCGTGTAGGCGGCCTGATCGATCTGCCGGATGTCTGTGTACGCATTCGGAAAGAGCAGGATCCCGCCGTTCTTCTCGTCGGCCTTGAAGTTCGCCTCACTGAAGCGCTGACGCTCTTTTTTCAGGTCTCCCGTCTTGCTGAAGTTGTTCACCCTGGCCATAAACCGATAGGTCGCGCCGTTTCTCACGGCTTCTTTGATGCCTTCCTCGTTCATGTGGATCATCGCCATGGTGCTCTCCAGTGCGTTGTTCGGATCGCCGAAGAAATCGCTGGAATACTGGAACCGCGTCAGGATGCAGCACAGTGCCAGGCGTTCGGCTGCTTTCTTCCGGTTCTTGAATTCATAGCGGAGCCATGGCTCTCCGTTCACTTGCACCACTTCGCACTTCTCAGGCAGCACTGTGTAATAGCCGACGATCTCCATCACGTCGTTGTAGACCGGAACGATCACGGCCGTGTTGTGCATGTCGAGGATCGTGCTCGTCCGGTAGAGGAACTGCGACCAAGTCATCCACGGGTTCGGTCTGATCCGCAGCCTGCTCTGCAGCTTAGGCTTCGCCGACCCGATGATCTCTACCTTCAGCTTTGAGATGTGTCGCGCCCTGGCGTCAATCGCAGAGCGCACCAGCTCGGACTCGTACAGCTTGCCGTTCCACGATGTGAAATGTGGTTTGTATGCTGTCAAGGTCTCGAAGTAGCCGTCATAGGATCGCGCGGCCTCGACGTTCTGCTTTTTGAATAAAAAGTCAAAAATTCCCATCTTTCACCTCGCTTCATTCGTTCTTCAGCTGTTCGCCAATTTCTGAAAAATATTTCTGGCGGACCGTCAGCGCATCCAGGAGCGCGGCGGTGCCGTCCACGTGTACTTTTGCCGAGATCTTCGTCAGCTTCTTCCGGAGGTCGTCGGTGTTCTGTTTGACTGCCGAGTCCAACAGATGGATCTTCAGCAGGTCGTTGTCTCCGATGTTGAACCGGCCGTCCCGCATCATGCCTTCGCACTCGTCAATGACTCCGGACAGGTTGTAGCCCTGATAGACGTCATCCATGTGGAAGCCGTAGTTTTTCATGTCCTGTGTCAAATATTGTGCGTTATAGCGGTCATAGCCGACCTTGAGCGGATAGATCTCATATTTCTCGATCAGATCCGTGAACCAATGGAAACAGTCCCGGAAGTCGACAAAATTCTCTCCGGATGGTGTGAGGATGCCGCGCTGGATGTAAGCACGATACGGCACGCCATCCCTGGCTTCTGCTTCGTCGATACGTTCACCCGGCAGGAAGAACTTCGAGATCACGTTCAGCTTGCCGTTTTTCTCGATCACGATGCAGCAGGACGTCAGGTCGGTCGTCCGTGACAGGTCGATGCCGCCAACACAGTAGCTGCTGCGGAACTGTTCCAGATCCAGATGATCGCCGCACGCCTTGGCCACGTCTTGCGATCTCAGCCATGCCTGGCTGCTGGACTGCTTGATGTTGCAGTATTTCGTGAGGAACTCTGTCTTCTTTGACAGTGATTCATAGGCGATGTCGATCTGGTCGAGGATAAAACTGACCGGAACAGACACGCCCATGCCCGGAAGTGACTTCCGAAGCTCGTTGATGTCGTCCCACTTCTCGACGTCGTCGATCATGTACAAAAAAGGCAGCAGTCTCTTCTCGCGGCTGTTGCCGTTTAAGAATGCCGTGCTGCGCTTCATCAGTTCGTCATAGATCCCGTCGTTCTCGTAGCCGGAAGAACTGATGGCAATCATCAGCGGTTCTTCCCTGGCACCGGTTCCGGATATCATGACCTCGTACTGCTTCAGGCCTCTTGGCCCCGCCCAGCTCGACATCTCGTCTGCGATGACCAGCTGCGGATTGTAGCCGTCGGCTTTCTTTTCGTTGAAGGCGATCTTCTTGATCGTCGTGTTGTTTTGCTTGATATACAGATCCGTCTTCCGCTTCTTTGTCCTGGAAGCGAATGCCGGAGTCATGTCTTTTGTAAATTCGAAAGCGGAATACACCAGATCGGACTGGTCGAGCTTCGGAGCGATGCAGTAGATCTCACTGCCGAACTCACCGTCAAGAAATGCCTCATAGGCAATGATGGCGGCGGCGATCAGCGTCTTTCCCATTTTTCGGCCGAGAACGATAAACACCTCTCTGAACTGCCGATGCCCTGTTTCGTCCACGATTCCGAAGATGCAGCTGATCATGGCCTTCTGGTACAGATCCAGCTTCAGCAGCTGGCCGCCCAGCTTGCCCTTGTTGTGGCGGACGTATCTCTCGATGAACCGGATCGCCCGGTCCGCTTTCTTCGGGCTGTAGATGTATGTCCCGTCCTCGATGCCGGTGACGATGATCTCGTACAGCCTCCGGATCCAATCTCCGACGATTTCGGAACCGTTCCGGATCGACTGGTAATAGGCGAGAATGTAGTTATTCATTTTCTTCAGCCATGAACTCGTCCAGGTCATCCGCTGCCGGCTGTTTGTGTCCCAGCTTGACGATGATGTCGAGCATGGCGTTCAGCGTCTTCGTGGCGCTGTCTGCGTGTTTCGGCAGCTCGCGGACCAGCGGATTGACGTATAAGTTCTTCCGGCCCTTCACATATTCCTTGTCGACCGTGTACTCCGCCGGGTCGTTCAGGCTTTTCTTGATTTCCTCGATGACTTTCTGCTGTACGGTGTACTGATTGGCAGCCGACAGAAACAGCGGATTGTCATCTATGCCGTAACTCTTGGCAAGTTCGAGCAAAGCCTTGTAACTGATGCCTTTTCGTGCCATGTCCGGCCACCTCCTTCCAAAAAAAGCCTGTTTCACCCGCGAGATCCGCGCGGACGATGCGCACCGGTCTTCCCTTCGTTCGTACCTCTTCGGCCGATATGGGGATAGTCACAGGAAACGCACGCGCCCCGCTTCGTCTATCACATATCTCTTCGGCTCGTCACTCTGACCATGCCTTGCCTTGTGACATTCACGGCACAGTGCCACCAGATTGTTTTCATTCAGTGTCACGCTTGGATCCATGATGTTCTGCGGATTCAATGGAGTGATGTGGTGCACTTCCTCCGCCGGTGTCTGCTTGCCCTTGGCCAGGCAGTCCTGGCATAACCATTGATCCCTCTTCATGACATAGTCCCGCATGTGCTGCCATGCCTGGGATTTATAAAAGAACCTTGCCCATTCTTTCACGGTTCATCAGCCTTTCTCTGTACCATAGTTGGAACGCCTCGCACTGTGCGACCTTCTCGGTTCTGTCGCATATAGCACAGCACTCCACACATGGACAGGTAGACAGATCGGACAGATGCCGTAAGTGTTCATGCAGCTGTTCTTCGCTCATCCAACTGATGTCGATCGTGTCATCATCTAATGGTCCCATCCGCCGCTCCGTTCTTTTGATTATCAAAAAGCCAGAGCACTGTTAAAGGAGGCTTTTTCGTGCCTGCGTGCTGAATTGATTTGCGACAATATGGCTCTGACTTTTTGGCACGCACGAAAAAAAGCGAGCCTACCAACTCGCCTTTTTCACCTATAACATAATACTCCGGCTGCACGGTCCGTTACGGTCCGGTTCAGTCTATGATGCCGAAATACCGGTAAACCCTCTTCTTCGCTGTGTCAGATCCGTAATATCCAAGAACGTGCCGTGTCGTTGTTTCCCATGACATCCCATCGATGTAATGACAGATGATGATCCGTCTCAGTTCTGACTGTTCCAGGCTGCCATCAGACAGATCTGTATACAGCCAGTTCAGTATCTCTTCCACGATGTCGGCCAGCTGCTGCTGGATGCCGGTGATCTTGTCGTTGATCATGTCGATCCGGTGCACGGCCTGTGCTGTCGGATCTCCCGGAGTCGTACTGTGCGGCATTCCGTCCATGTTTGGTGAGTGAACAGGCCGGTACCATCTAAGTTTCATCTGTTCCAGCTCATCGATTTCATTCTGTAATTTCTTTACGGCTCTTAAGCGTGCAAGCGTGATGTCGGCCATTGTTCTCCTCTTATCCAGTCTATCAAGTAATTTCGTTCGTCAGAACAGAGACAGTTGGTAGTCCCTCTTCATGTAACAGCTCAGTTCGTTTATCATCCTGGCTTTTGTAACGCTCCTGAAGCCGATCTTTCTGTCGTCTTTGAACCACACTGTCATATAGTAATTGTCTGAGTAAATACTTCCGCTGATGTATATTGTCGGCTCTCCGTATTTATGGATGTCGAACGATCCTGCGAAGCCACAGTTGCACAGCGTTCTGAACTCCCCTTCAAACATAGACTCAAGTTCACTCTTTAACTGGTTCGCCTTTTGTACTGCTTTCTGCTTTTCCATAGACATGACCTCTGTGGCAATA